CGCCTCAAATTTTGACATGTCGTTCTCAAACATGCTGGCACAATGATTGAAAAGTTTCGAAAATTTATCACCGCATTTAGTGTAATCACAAGCATTCGCAACTTGTGGTAACTTGAAAAACGCATCTTCAAGCCTCGCAATAAATCTGCAATACACGATGTTAAATTTTGGATCCCTTCCCATAATCATGCGTGGGGATTTGCCTTCTTCAAAGTAACGTTCATTTTTGACGAAGGCGGTGATTTTAGAATTCGCTGATATGTTGAGTTGACCGTCACACATCATTTTATATGCCTTAAGGAACCGGCGTCTAACGGCCCCCGGCTTGCGCCTGACATATTGTTGGAAATTAAACTCAGGACAGAAGAATTCAGAGATCTGTTTCACCAAATGATCTACTATTCTGTGCAAGAGTTGGAAGTTGAGATTCTTAGGTTGCGGGGGAGGCGTTACTTTCAAATAACGCTGTCCCAGAGATTCTAATTGATTATGGATGCAATTGGCCATAACAATTGTGGGCTGTGGTTCTAACAACGGAACAGAAAGAGTCGGATTTCCGCCCAAAGTGTCAAAGCCCAAAGCCTCAACAAATCCAGCGGCCCGATCTGCCCCAAATTCAAGGAATCGTTGAGCCGTTGACTTGCCCAAATCATTCGATACCCTGCTAGTTCGAACCACAACCGGTCGCACTCTGTGTCCTTGGACCTGATAATATGTTCCCAGGTCCTCACGAAGATGTCCGAGCTCTGCAAGGTTGCCTCGGTCACACCTGCCATCACCCAATCCATAAAGTTGCAGGATTGGATCACGACATGTGCATCCCCTTCTGGCACGAACCATCGAGTCTCGTACTCGCTGTGCACACACGTGAACTGATGCGTGCTTCCACTTTGGTGTTTCGTAGCGGAAACGAATATCTTCGGTGCCAAATCCGGCACAGACACGGCCACGCATTTCAAGATGTAGAGCGCGGCTGATCCGGCAAAACTGGCCACTTCCAAAGCCCGTAATGCTAAACCCAAGGTTGTTTGAAAGTTCACAAATACCATGACAACCAGAAAACATAGCATTAACTGAGACACGCGGGACGTGGGTAACCAGGCTAACCCAAAATTCCGCGCTGGAGTTCGCTGTTCATACAACATTGCGTTCTGTGCATTATCACAAGCACGTTGCACCGTTAATTTGATGCGTACACAATAATGTTGATCAGACTCAACAGCTGCCTCGAGATTCTTAGAGACCACCCATTTCTGAGAAAGTCTATGGACGTGGGATAAACGCAAAGCCCGGTCTTCCACGCCGTTCACCTTATAACTAGTCTGCATGTTATACGTGAGGTAAGAGAAAAGCTCAGGTATAATTAAAGCATCGGGCAAGTGGTGATTACTGAACCCGTTCAGACGCGAATCACTCTGTGAGTGTGTATCAAACCCAGGCCAACTGAAAGCCTCCGTCAAAGCC